TCCGAGGCATAGACAGACAGACCTGTCAATCCCTGCGACGAACAGCACAGTCAAGAAGATAGCGTTCGCATCAAAGAGATCCGACGGATTCAATCCATCAGTGACTATCTGCGACGAGGTGGCGAGCTGGTCCGGAGACGGAGGCCTCAAACAGTACGAGGTTATGAAGAGCGGCATGGGAGCTCGGAAGGAGTCGCTCCTGATCTCCTGCACCACTTCCGGATATGTGAATGACAGCATATTCGACGAGCTGATGAAGAGATCCACACGCTTCCTCCTGGGAGACTCCAACGAGAAGAAGCTGCTGCCGATCCTCTACATGATCGACAACATCGATCAGTGGAACGATATCAACGAGCTCCGGAAGTCCAATCCGAATCTCGGAGTATCTGTCAGTGTGGACTTCCTTCTGGAAGAGATTGCCATAGCTGAAGGCAGCCTCTCCAAGAAGGGCGAGTTCCTCACAAAGTACGCATGCATCAAGAGCAACAGCAGCACTGCATGGCTCCCGGCTAATGTGGTGACGGATGCATGCGGTCCGAAGCTGCGCCTGGAAGACTTCAGAGGCTCGTATTGTGTGGCAGGAATCGACCTCTCGCAGACTCGAGATCTCACATCCTGCTGCGTCGTGATCCAGAAGGATGGAGAGCTGTATGTGTTCAGCCAGTGCTTCCTTCCTGCGGAGAAGATCCAGGAGGCAACGGAGCGAGACGGAGTGCCGTATCAGATCTACATCCAGCGCGGTCTCCTGACTCCATCAGGCGAGAATTTTGTGGACTATACGGACTGTTTCAACTGGTTTAAGGAACTCGTCGAGAAGTACGAGATCCTGCCTCTAAAGGTCGGATATGACCGCTACAGCGCACAGTATCTCATCAAGGATCTCGAGGCCTACGGATTCCAGTGTGATGATGTCTGGCAAGGAGAGAACCTCTATGGAGTCCTGATGGAGACGCAGGGACTCCTGGAAGACAAGAAGATCCACATCGGAGATAACGATTTGCTGAAGATGCATCTTCTGAATTCAGCTATAAAGATGAGCACGGAACGGAACCGAGGCAAGCTGGTCAAGGTCCATCCGGCATTACATATCGACGCGTGTGCTGCTCTGATCGATGCCATGACTGTCCGACAGAAGTGGTGGAACGAGCTAAGCACACAATTAAGCAATGAGGAGTAGACATGTCACTATTCGACAAGATATTCGGCAACCGCAAAGAGCCGAATCCTAAAACTTATGAGGGCACCTTCAAGATGCTCAACGGGTACACTCCGCACTTCACCTCATACAGTGGCGGTCTGTATGAGTCCGAGCTGGTCAGGGCGTGCATCAATGCCAGGGCGACGCACATCAGCAAGCTGGCGATCGAGACGACCGGATCTGCGAAGCCTGCACTGCAGAACAAGCTGCGCAAAGGTCCGAACGAGTTCCAGACCTGGAGTCAGTTCCTATATAGGGCATCGACTCTCCTCGATGTACACAACACACTGTTCATCATCCCGGTGCTGGATCAGTACGGAGCGATCTCCGGAGTGTACACACCACTGCCGACACGATGCACGGTAGCACAGTTCGGCGACACACCATATCTGCGGTATGAGTTCCAGGGCGGTCAAAAAGCAGCCATAGAACTCGCATACTGCGGAGTAATGACCAAGTACCAATACAAGTCTGATCTCCTTGGAGAGACAAACAGAGCGCTGTTTCCGACGATGGAACTGATCAACATTCAGAACCAGGGCATCGAGGAGGGCGTGAAGTCCGCAGCGACATACAGATTCATGGCGCAGCTCTCCAACTTCTCCAAGGCAGAGGATCTCGCGAAGGAGCGCAAACGCTTCACCGCTGAGAACTTTGCAGCCGATGCACAAGGCGGAGGGCTCCTGCTGTTCCCGAATACATATCAAAACATCAAGCAGGTCGATGTGAAGCCGTGGGTGGTTGACTCCGATCAGATCAAGATCATCAAAGAGAACTGCTACGAGTACTTTGGAGTCAATGAGGACATCCTGCAGAACAGAGCATATGGTGATGCCTGGTCTGCATTCTATGAAGGCGCGATCGAGCCATTCGCGATCCAGTTCTCGGAGGTCATGACGAAGATGCTGTTCACCTTCAGAGAGCAGACCGAAGGGAACAGAGTAATGGCAACATCCAACAGACTGCAGTACATGACCAACAACGACAAGCTGAACGTATCTGCACAGTTGATGGACAGAGGAATCATCTCGATCAATGATGCGAGGGAGATCTGGAACCTTCCTCCGGTGGAAGGTGGAGACATCCGGATCATCAGAGGCGAGTACTACAACACCGACGAGAAGCTGACCACAGTGTCAGAGGAGGACAACAATGGATAGAAAAGAGATCAGGAACTTCAACTTCGAGGTCAGAGCTCTGGAAGATGAGGAGCGCGGGAAGTATATCGAAGGCCGTGCCATAGTTTTCAACCAGAAGACGGATCTCGGATGGTATGACGAGATCATCGATGCAGAAGCACTCAAGGACACGGATCTGAGAGATGTGCGTCTGCTGGTAAACCATAACACGGACATGATCCCGCTCGCCAGGAGCAGAAACAATAACGCAAACAGCACCATGCAGCTGTCCGTAGTAGACGGAGAAGGCATGGACATCCGCGCTAATCTCGACGCCGAGAATAACGCAGATGCTAAGAGCCTTTATTCGGCGGTCGAGAGAGGAGACATCTCCGGAATGTCTTTCATGATGATTGTCGACAAGGATAGATGGGACGACATAGACAGCGAACATCCGACGAGGACGATCCTGAGCATCAGGAAGGTCTTTGAGGTGAGCGCTGTCACGTGGCCCGCATATGAGCAGACAACACTCGAAGCTCGCGGCCTTGCTGAAGCACTGGAGAGTGCGAAGGCATCACTGGAGAGTGCACGTGCCGAGAAGAGACAGAGAGATCGTCAGGCTCAGAGAATAAGAATACTTACGGAGGTCATGTGATTATGGAAATCAAAGACATGACAATCGAAGAGCTGGAAGCTCGTAAGGCTGCCATCGTCACAGAGATCGACTCAGACGACGCAGACCTCGATGCGCTGGAAGCAGAAGCCAGGAGCATCAATGAAGAACTCGAGAACCGCAAGGCAATCGAGAGCCAGAAGGCTGAGATCCGCGCAAAGGTAGCGGAAGGCGCTGGCGACACAATCGAAACAATTCCCGAAGAAAGGAACAACACCATGAACGAGAAAGAACTCAGAGCAAAAGTTATGGACGCACTCGCAGAGTCCATCAAAGGCACAGCAACACCGGAGCAGAGAGCACTGCTCACAACAGACGCAGAAGGCACAGTCGAAGTCGCAAAGATCGTTGACGAGTTCGTATGGACAGACTGGTCCAAGAGCCCGATCCTCAGCCGTATCCAGAAGAGATACGTAGAAGGCAACTATGCCGTCAACTATGAAGCATCCGCAACTGGTGCTGTCAAGCACGAAGAAGGCGCAGCTGCTCCTGCAGAAGAGACCCTCGTGCTCGGTACAGTAAATTTTGTAGCTCAGTATTTCAAGAAGTGGATCAAGGTATCCGACAGAGTTCTCGCACTCCGTGGCGAGAGATTCATGGAGTACCTCCGTGACGAGTTCGGATATCAGCTCGCAAAGGCACTCGAAGATGCAGTCATCGCTGACATCACAGCATCAGACCTGTCTGCCAAAGTCACACATGCAATCGATGAGAACGCTGTCCTCTTCGGATTCGCGGCACTGTCTGACGAAGCAGCTGATCCGGTCGCAATCATGTCCAAGCAGACATATGCAGCCATCAAGTCCATCACCACGACTGGAGGCGCACGCGTTGAAGATCCGTTCAATGGACTGGAAGTACTCTTCAACAACACAGTTGCTGGCGTACTCGTTGGAGATCTCTCCGGTGTTATCGCGAACTTCCCTGAGGGCGAAGACTTCAAGTACATTGTTGACCAGAACAGCCTCGCAGAGTCTGATCTCGTGAAGATCGTCGGCAAGGTCCTCGCAGATGTACATCTCGTACGCCCGAACGGCTTCGCAGTTGTAAAGGCTTCCTGATGAAAGTCAAGGTACTGACAGACACCACACTGACCGTCAAAGGCGGTCAGATTGTGGATGTCGCAGAGAATGAAGTGCCGAACCTGCTGAAGCTCGGAAGAGTGGAGATAGTTAAGGAACCGGCACCGAAAAAAACAACAAGCAAGAAGGCGAGCAAGTAAGCTCGCCTTTGTTGCTATAGGAGGACGACATGGCAATAGACAGCACGATCCTGGCGAAGGTGAAGACCGCGCTCCGGATCAAGAAGAATGATTTTGATGACGAGATCAAGGACTACTGTGAAGCCGCACTTGAAGATCTTGGTATCGCAGGAGTCGATGGAGAGAATGCGGTCATCACTAACAAGTCCGTCCTCAAAGCCGTCATCACCTACTGCAAGCTCAGCTTCGGTAAACCGGATGATTATGAATACCTGAAAAAATCGTATGACGAGCAGAAGGCTCAGTTGAGCACTGCAACCGGATGGACTGTCTGGGAAAGGGAGGGCTGAGATGGATAGATCTGATGTGATCACACTCCTCAGTTCGACATACCAGCAGGACGATAATGGCATATGGCAGGAGATCCTCGAAGAGACCGATGTCTTCTGCCAGGTCAACTCCGTGACAAGGAACGAGTTCTTCGAGGCGGGCCGTAATGGTCTTAATCCGGAGTTCGAGTTCGTTGTCTTCGCATATGATTACAACGGCGAGAAGCTTGTCCGGTACAACGGCAAAACATACAGCGTATACAGAACCTATCGCGGACGCGATGACAATCTGGAACTGTATGTCCAGAGAACCGGAGGCGACAATGGCAAACAAGAAAGTCAGAACGGTTGATATGGCTGCTGAGATCGAGAAGATCCTCCAGGCTTATGGCGACGATGTTAATCAAAACATGGCAGCGATCACGCTGTCAGTAGCCAGGGCAACGGCGAAGGATCTGAACAGCAAAGCAGCACAGAAGGTCGGAGGGACCGGAAAGTATGCCAAAGGTTGGGGCGTGACGACAGACAACAAGCGACTCACAAAGACAGCAGTAGTGCATCATAAAACGATGCCAGGGCTCCCTCATCTGTTGGAGCATGGACATATTGCTGCCAATGGGAGGCGCGTCGGCCAGCGTGAACATATTGGTGATGTGGATGAGGAAGTGGCAAGACTATTCGAGGAGGAAATTGTATCAAAGCTATGACAACACAAGACGTGGCGACTATGGTCGCAAGCATCGGACTCCCATATGCATATTATGAGTTCCCCGATGGCACAGCTCTGGAGCCTCCATTCGTGTGTTTCCTCTTCACAGACAACAACGACATGAAGGCCGATAACATCAATTACACAGATCAGAGGACGCTCGTGATCGAGCTGTACGCAGCTCAGAAGGACTACAACTATGAGTCCATCATCCGGAGCGTCCTCAATTCGTATCAGCTCCCATTTAGCCAGGCATCAGACTTCCTGGCAGGGGAGCATCTTTTTGTAACAACCTACACAACGGAGGTCATCATCGATGGCGAATAAAATCAAATACGGCATTAAGAATGTCTATTATGCGGTAGCAACTCAGGGAACGGGTGGCGCACTCACATATGGCACTCCCGTGGCTCTCCCCGGTGCAGTATCCCTCTCAATGGATGCACAGGGCGACACGAATACATTCTATGCGGACAATGTCGCATACTTCACATCTTCCGCCAATAACGGCTATCAGGGAGACCTTGAACTTGCACTCATTCCTGATGCATTCAGAACCGATGTTCTCGGAGAAGTCCTCGATACAAAAGGCTTTTATGTCGAGAAGAGCGGCACCGCTACAGTTGAGTTCGCTCTTCTGTTTCAGTTCGAGGGCGATGTCTCTGCGGTCAGACACTGCCTCTATAGATGCACCGCATCTCGTTCCGCAGTAAGCGGAAGCACGAAAGAGGAGTCTATCGAACCGCAGACAGAGTCCATCACAATCACCGCAATGCCGAGGATCAATGACGAGGTAGTCAAATCTCGTTGCCCGGCTGATGCGAATGACTATGCAACATGGTTTGATGCAGTAGTCGAGCCAACCCCGTAACAAAGCACAAAGGAGAAACCTATGGAAAAAACAATCAACATCTGCGGAAGAGATGTCCGCTTCAAAGCGACCGCATCCACAACACGCAGATACAGACAGAAGTTCGGCAAAGACTTATTTGTCGATATGTCCGCACTCATGGGCGAAGCGGAGAAGGGTGAACTCACCGCAACCGCACTTGAGTCTTTTGAAAACATCGCATACATCATGGCGAAACAAGGCGACTCAACTATCCCTGACGATCCTGACGAGTGGCTCGATTCGTTTGAGATGATGAGCATCTATGATATTCTCCCTCAGTTGATAGAACTATGGGGAATGAACTCGGAGACCTTGGAAGAACCCAAAAAAAAATAAGAGGAACAGAACGGAAGCAGACCACCGCTCTGTTCCTACTTCGATGCGCTGAATTGGGGCTCTCAATGGATGACCTTGAGAGCCTCGACATCGGCATGGTCTATGACATGTTTACTGAACGAGCAAATGATTCGTATGAGTGGAAACAGTTAGCCACTCAAGACGATTTTGATAGATTCTAACCTAGGAGACCGATATGGCGAGTAATAGGATTAAAGGCATAACGATAGAGATTGAGGGCAACACTACCAAGTTGACTGACTCGCTCAAGTCGGTCGATAAATCCCTCAAATCAACAGAGAACGAGTTGAAGGATGTCAACAAACTCCTCAAACTCGACCCCAACAACACACAACTCCTCCAGCAGAAGCAAGAGCTTTTAACCAAAGCGGTTGCGGACACCAAGGAGAAACTCGACCAAGAAAAGGCGGCTCTAGAGAGCCTCAAAAACGCAGACAATTCCTCCGAGACTCTCGACCAGCAGAGAGCCTTGGAGAGAGAGATTACAGAGACAACACAGAGTCTCAAAGGATATGAGTCCGAGTTAGCGAAGAGCAATGTATCTCTCACGCAGATAGGGAACACTGCTCAAGCGGTTGCCGACAAGACAAGAGCCTTGTCAATGGCGGCGGCTGGATTTGGCTTGGCTTTGGTCGGCAATGCATACAAGAGTGCCCAAGCGGCTGATGACCTCAACACACTCGCCAAGCAGACGGGATTTTCTGTCGAGCAACTCCAAAAGATGCAATATGCATCCGACCTTGTAGATGTCTCGATGGACACCATGACCGGGAGCATCAAGAAACTCACTTCCAAGATGTCCAGCGGAGCAGACATATTCGACACACTTGGGGTCAGCATCTACGATGCAAACGGCAACATGAGAGATGCAACTGATGTGTGGTATGACTCAATTGAAGCCTTGAGCAAGGTCGAAAACGAGACCGAGAGAGACGCTCTATCTATGGAACTCTTTGGCAAGAGTGCCATGGATATGGCTGGGATCGTGGACGATGGAGGAGCCGCTCTCCGTTCTGCTGGAGAAGAAGCCGAAGAACTTGGACTCATCCTCGACCAAGATGCTCTGACCTCAGCCAACGAGTTCAACGATGCCATCGATAAGTTGAAAGCAACCGCAACGGCATCCTTCCGCAAGGCTGGGACAACACTCGCAACTGCGCTCGTCCCGGTTCTTGAGAAACTCGCATCTGTGGTCACGAAAGTGGTCACATGGTTCGGAAACCTCACACAGACACAACAGAAGACCATCCTTGTAGTGGTCGGACTTGTGGCAGCCATCTCTCCGTTGGCTTCTATCATAGCAACAATTGTCCAAGTCATAGGGACAATGAAAACGGCATTGACGGCTCTAAACCTTGCCATGTCCGCATCTTCAGGACCGATTGGACTCATCATTGCCGGGATTACCGCTCTGATTGCAATAGGAGTCCTTCTCTATAAGAATTGGGACACAATCAAGGCTAAAGCGGTGGAATTGTGGAACAACCTGACCACCACCTTTAATAATATTAAAAATGCTATATCCGACAAGATAACAACTGCACGTGATTCGGTGGTCAACACTTTTAATAGTATTCGTGACGGGATCACCACAAGAATTAATGCTATTAAAAGCACTGTGTCTAGTGTGTTCAGCAACATCATCTATGCCATGACTCATCCTTTTGAGACGGCAAAGAACACCATCACGGGCATAATCGAAAAAATAAAAGGACTCTTCAATTTTGATTGGTCTCTGCCTCACATCAAACTTCCACACTTCAAAGTGTACGGAGGTCAAGCTCCGTATGGACTCGGAGGAAGTGGATGGTTGCCACATATCGACATTGAGTGGTATGCGAAAGCAATGCGGAGAGGAATGATCCTAAACTCTCCGACCATATTCGGAATGAATAATGGCTCACTCCTTGGGGGTGGCGAATCAGGGTCGGAGACGATAGTCGGGACTAATTCGCTGATGAACATGATTCAATCCGCAGTTGGGAACGCTCCGACCATCAACATGGTGGTCAATGCGAACGGCATGAGTGCGGACGAACTGTCAAGCATCGTGGTCGACAAGATAACAACACAAATCAAGCGGAACAATCAGAGGTGGTAACATGGCAATGAAGCAACTCTATATCAATGGCACGGGAACGGGAGATTATGGGATATATATATCCTCTGACACCTATCTCTCTGCTCCTTCCATCGAATACACCGAGTATCAAGTTCCCGGACGGAACGGCAACCTCGTCAACTCGTCAGGGAGACTCAACAACATAATCCGTAAGTTTGATTGTTATATCCCTGACTCGGCACAAGCGAACTTGGACGAGTTCAAGAAGCTCCTCTATGGGACGATAGGATATATGCAGATAACTTCAGACTATGAGCCTGACACATATCAGCTCGGATATCTAGCACAAGAATTAGAAGTTGCGCCATTCCTCTCCGATGATGTCCTCAGAGTGACATTCTCAATCTATTTCTCATGTCAGCCACAGAAGTATTATCTAACTAATAGCGACATAACGCAGTCGGTGTCTCCGAGAGGAGGTCAGGGTTATGTGCTGCCGAGGTCACATCCGTGGATTCAGAGGATACTCAAACAGACACCCACTGGCGATATGCCTTCAGCATCTCTGTATTATCTGTTCATAGGGAGCACATTCACATCCAAAATCAACAGTGCATCAATAACGCTCCCGACGGCTGATTTTCTGGCGCTTCTGTCGTTCCAGTGGGACATGGCTGGACAAGAATTTATCGACTACATAGCACACAGTAACAACGGGAACACCCTGACACTGTCAACACCATATAACATTCCTTCAGGCTACAACATGTTAAGCTACGCGTTGCTTATCCCATTCGACACAATAGGAATAGCCACCGGGAATATATACTTGGATGGTGTTGAGAACACCATCAATCGGAGAGTCGGTGCATTGATTGACACACATATCACACAGCGCACGGTCTTAGGCTTGACCGCCTCTTATGAATACAAATTCGGACTAAGTGCCTCATCTGACCTAACATATGACCACTATACCACAATCGAGGGACTCCTGAACGGGGCAAAGCAATGGGAAGGGCACATCTTTATTGATAGCAATGCGTTGCGGACTTTACTGGGAAGTGTCTCCACAAATGGCGCAGTGTTAACGATTGATTCCGAGACTCTGTCTGTCGTTGGCGGTCTTATAGGTGAAAATCGAAACCTGAATGCCTATGTGAACATAGACGGACGGATTGACGGCATAGCGGATGAGATACGAGTCATAGACCACAACACCGCGTATGAGGTCATGGGGATCTCCCGGTTCAAGATATCTCCGAGGTGGTGGAAAGTATGAAGCCAAAACTTTTTAGAGATGATGCGACCAACTTCAATAATATGGGATTTGGTGTGCTTACTCATGTTATATCATGCGAAGTCACCGAGAACCTCGGAGAAGCTCCCACCCTCTCTCTTCAGATGTTGGATAGCGATCCTCTTTTCCAATATGTGACAGTGGGCAACATGATTGTTTGTAAACCGAATAAATATGACAATCAACAAGCCTTTGTTATCGAGGAGATTACCAAAAACACCACCGATGAGGTGAGCATATATGCGACCCATATAGCGCAACATAGGACTAAACTCATCCCCGTGTCTCCATTCACTGCATCAAACTTGGACGGAGCATTTTCGTCTATGATATCGCACTCGATGGAGAGCAATCCTTTTTCGCTTGTCAGGGATTCAGGGAAGACGAACGTGTCGGCTGCCATGAACGTGTTAAATCCAACATCGTTCAGAGAACTCATGGGAGGAGTCGAGGGGAGCATCATCGATACATACAGAGGGGAATGGAGATATGACAACTTTACTTTAACTCTGTATAACAAACGAGGTCATGACAACGGAGTCCGAGTGATGTACCGCAAAAATATGACCGAGTTCAATCTTGATGAGAACTTCTCTTGGGAAGACTCCCCCACCGGGGCAATTGGCTTTTGGAGAAAAGAGGAGACTCTTGTCCAAAGTTCTATTCAGTATTCCGCAATGGCATCCGAATTCCCTTATAAGAAGACAGTGGTGGTGGACTTCTCGGACAAATATGAAGATGCTCCGACAGTTACCGAACTGAATGCGCAGACATCCCAATGGATCAATGGGAAGGGGAGTCCATCTGTCGGCATGGAAGTCGCATTTAACCATCTCGCTTTTGATGGAGATAAAACAATCGAACTTGGGGACACTGTTCACATCATAAATCCGAATTTCAACATCAGCACTACAAGGAGAATCGAAGGAATCGTCTACAACGTCCTCACAGAGGAGTACACCTCGGTCACGATAGGTGCGCAGAAGACCACTCTCAACGAGGCTATAGCAGATATCGGAGGCGGTGCTTCCTCGAATAGTGCGGCTAAATCGGATGTGACTATCAATAAACTGTCGTGGTCGGATAAGTGGCTGATTGCAGACGGCACGGATTTCAACACGATAAAAACAATTGGCACATGGTACACCACAAGCGATGCGGCAACGCGACAAATGGCAAATGCACCGAACGGAACAAGAGCGAGTGCTGGATATCTTGAGGTTTTTGCCCCGGTGTCACTTGCGACAGTTGGGACAGTTGTAACGGGGAACTATCAATATATAGTCCAAAGATGGACAACGTGGAGCGGAGACGTTTTCCAAAGAAGCCTATCAACAGACGGAAGCGGAACATGGACTTATGGGGCATGGCGCAAAACCGGGGCATATCAAATATACGAATGGACGGCAACCACAAGTGCCAACGGATATATCAACATCCCTATTAAAAACGTGCTACCGCTTTACTTGATGGTATCAACACCCGACGGAACGAGACACGGCTATTATGCGCTTGTATACGCAAATCCCGCGGACTTGTGGGCGAAAATCCACAACGAAAACGAGAGCATCCAAGCCTCGACAGAATTAAAATTCAGGTTGTACTACATAGCACTATAACGGGGAGCAAACACATGACAGAAGCACCGAGAACCTCCAAAATATGATATAATATAAATATCAAAACAAAAGGAGAAACAAGCATGAGTGCAGAAGCAAACAACGACCTTTGCAGAATGATTGCGGACTTTTTGGTCGGCAACATTGGTAACGAGGACACCGAGGACGGCACGTGGAGTGTGATGGTACTCGACGAAGAGGGCAAACCCGAAGCGGAAAAGCTCATACGGAGAGAACCGCTCAACTAATACTACATAACAACCGCACATACACACACGCACGGGAGACCGTGCTTTTTTATTGGGAGCAAAACATGACAGACGCAATAATAGTCGCACTCATAACCGCCACCGCATCAATTATCGGACAGTGGCTTATTAGCAGAAAGCAGAAAGCAGACAACGAAACACGCCAAGCGGTGAGAGATGCACAGTTTGAGGATAGGCTCAAACACATTGAGGAGAGGCTAGAGCAACACAACCAATATGCCGAAAAACTCGGAGACGTGGCAATCAGCCTCGCCAAAATGAGCAAGGATATCGAGTACCTGAAGGCGAAGCAATAAGGAGGAAGACAACACATGATATTCAAGGACAACACATTCAACGCATTGAAATGGTTATGCATGATTGGAATACCAGCCGTATGCACTGCGGTGACCCAGCTCGGACAGTTGTTCGGATGGGCAGATGCTGGGATCGTGTCGGAGGTCGGAGTTATAGTCTGCACGTTGCTCGGTACTCTGTTGGGAATCAGCAACTACAAATACTATCAGGAGTACCCAAAGACAGACCTATCCGCCTACTATGACATCGATGTCGAAGAGCAGAATTATGAGGAGGGCAATGGCTGATGAAGTACAGATTTGAGCCGTTCTTATCTCTCCCCACTGACTCAAGGGAGAATCCATTCTTTATCAGCACATCAAAGGGCGGTCTCTCGCACTGCATTGTCAGAGGCAGCGGAGGATATACTCTCCCCAACTGTGTGGCTCTTGTTCATGCCGAGGTGCTGGAAACTGTCTCCAACGCAGTGAGTCAGGCGAAGGCGATAGAGATTGAGTCAAGGCTCTGTCGGAATCATGCCTATCTGTATTGGGGATATAATGACGGCTTTGAGCGGGGCCAGACTCCGAGATTAGGAGCAATTGCTTGTTGGAAGGGAGGAGCGAAGGGCAGAGGACACGTTGCTTTTGTCACTTCGGTCAATGGTCTAAATTGGCAAGGCAGAGCCTCCAATTACTCAGGATCGGCATTCTACTCATGCGCCTATAACTACTCTCCTACATACAGATACCGCCTTGGAGCATCCTACACGTTCCAAGGCTTTATCTATCTGCCGTTTGACTTCAGCATCTATGCGACCGAGTCTGTCGGAAGGAGTTCCGCAAGAGAGCAAGTCAAAGTCAATATCGACAACCTCAATGTAAGGGCAAAGGCTTCGACATCTGCCGTCCGACTCGGATACGCAGAACCGGGATATTATAATGTAATCTCCGAGACCTCTGACTCTAAATACAAGTGGTATCAAATCGAGTCAGGCAAGTGGGTAGCCAATCCCATCAATAATGGCACATGGGTCTCTTATTATCCGAAGGAAGAGCCTCATATGTATGAGGTCACCTTCCTCGTCTCTTCAGGCGATGTCAAAGGCCTTCAGGAGTACGGCAAGACCATCGAAGTGACACCAACTGTCAAGATGGTTAAATAGATGCACCGAGGCTCTTTATCCATAGGTTTCTCCTCAAAAATTGAGCCTCTTGCATAGCCTCGGACATCACCATCCGAGGCACAAAAAACCAACAAGGTAGTGCGAAAGTAGTGCGAAACCTCCGCAAATGCCGTCTATATCGGCATGATGAGAGAGTTCGATCCTCTTCAGCTCCACCAATCGTAAACCCCGTAGATCGCGTAAAGTGCGGTATCTACGGGGTTTTTCTTATGTCCTGCATCTCATTCAATGTAACGGAATCTCACGGAATAGCACGATTCCTTAGTGCCTTTTTTAGTGCCTTGTAGGTATAATATAGGCAGTTCAGTTCTCTGAACTGTGTCTTTGAGTAACTCTCCTTTACAAACAGACAAACTTAGGGAAAAGGGCGGACATCACCTTCCAGATGCTCCGCTCTTTTTCTGTATATAGGTCTCGATCAGATCCCTGGCATCGTCCACGCTCTCGCGCTGCCAATGCACGTATATGTCCATTGTTGTGTTGTAGTCTGCGTGCCCGAGAAGATGCTGCACAGCCTTCACCGGAACTCCAGCACGGAACAAGCTCGTGGCATAGTCGTGCCGGATCTGATGGCGGTTGATGTCTGTCATCCACTTTAGATGCTTCCTGGCTTCGCCGTGAGTGTGCCATGTCTTCTCCACTGCATGAGCCATGTTGTGATCCTGGCAGAACTTTATCCACCTGCGCTCCAGCTGCGACATGGTGAGCATATCCTTGCCGGACACGATGTAATTGTCGGGTTTTTGCGACAGTTGGCTCAGGTATGCCTTGAGGGGAGAGAGCAGGGGAACGATCCGCTCTCCGTTCTCCGTCTTCAGTCTGCCTATGTATGGCTTATTACCATCCCAGTGCATCGCCTTCGTGATCCGGATCTGATTCCGGTCCCAGTCGATATCCTGCCACTGCAAGGCGCAGGCCTCGCCGAGCCTGGCTCCGGTGTTCACGATCAGGATCGCCAGCGGGAACTCATCCGGACCTGTACTGTCTATCTCAGCACGCTGTTCCTCTGTCAGAGGACGGCGTTTTTCTGTTTTAATGCGTGATTGTGGCAAACGTATGTCAGCGCAAGGATTATGCATGTCATGACCGAGATCATTGATAGCATAGACAAACACCTGGCTAAGAACTCCGAGGCGATTCTGCATGGTTTTTTGGGCGTATCGTGAGGTCATGCTCTGGAGGTATCGTGTGATGTCTTTCGGTTTGATGTCCTCGATGTACATGTCACCGAAGAACTCCACAGCCTCTCTCAGAGCGGGACGATATACACGCAGCGTCCCCGGAAGCATATCCTCCATGCGGTCCCGCTCGAACTGATCCGCTATGCCGGAGAACAGCTGGCTGCGCTGATGCTTCTCCTCAGCTTCTCTGATGTGCTGCATAACATCTCGCTGCGTCATGCCGGAGAAGGTACGCCACTCTCCTCCGATCTTCGCCTGCTGCTGATATCTGCCGTCTTTGCGCTTATACATACCTGCGCCTCGCTTCGACAACCTTCCCCAGGATCAGCACCGGAAGCTCATCGACCTCTCTGAGGCTGAACATTAAGCCATCATACTCTTCGTTATACGGCATCAGAGCAATGTGCCTGGCTAACTGCTGATACTGTTTGATAGTGGTCTCATTGTCTCCGATCGAGAACACACCGATGTCTCCGTTCTCCAGGACAGACTGCTTCCTGACAATGACGAGATCTCCGTCATGCAGTTCCGGAAGCATGGAGTCACCTTCGACCAGGAGTCCGAAGTATTCCTCCGGATCTGCTTTGAGTGATCCTATATCGACATAGTCCAGGATCTCCTCGATCGCATATGTTGTCTGTCCAGCATGAACGTGTCCGAGCACCGGAATCCGAGTGGAGCCGTTTATGTTGAGAAGTTCCTCTGTCTTTATACCAAAATGCTCACATATAGCATTTATGGCCTCAACACGAGGGAAGCGATCTCCCATAACCCAGGCAGAGACTGCAGAGGTAGAGACCCCGAGAGCTTTGGCTAAGTCGCCTTGTGTCTCTTGGGCGCGGGCTAGAAGATCAGCTAAAGTTCTGCCTAGTTGCTGTCTGGATATCATAAAATCTCACTCCCTTCTAATAACAGAATATCCACTATATGAGGAAAAAGCAATAAAAAATGTTTAGAAATAATCAAAAAACGCTTGACAGCCACTTTAAGTGGTTTATAATTAAACCATAGCCACTTAACGTGGCGATAAGGAGAACGGAGGACACAGAGATGGCAATCACAGTAAACAGCAGAAAGGCAGCATGGGAGCTCGCAAACAAGCTCTTCCCGACAGACTACCTCAAGGACGAGGACGCATCCTCAAATGCAGGATATCCAGTTTATTGGAGCACAGATCCGGCCCGCAACGCTTGGATCTCCGACCTCAACTCCAGACTGGAGATCAATATCGGAGCAGAGACGACCAACATCTGGATCGAGGAGCCGGAAACTCTTGAGACAGAAGAAGAGAAGATGAAGTTCGCAGAAGAGCTCAACACATGGCTCGGATATTACACCGATGAAGTCATCGAAAGGGTGATGTCCAAGATGGATCAGATAATCGCAGACAAGAGAAGCAGATTTATGATCAGAGAGCTGCACAAGAGAACACACGAAGAAGAAGAGAGCATGGTAGATTCATTTAGGTGGGCTCTCGGCGGAGACAATCCAAGAGTATGGAGACATACCGCTACAACACACGCAAGCTCATACAGAGATGTATTGTACGATCTCTGGATCAACGAATAAGGAGGAGAACATGGAATACAGATTCAGCCTAAAGACAGCCAGAGCCTACGCAGACCTGACACTGACGCAAGTCAGTGATCGTCTTGGGGTGGCCGTCTCTACTCTTAGGAGCTGGGAGATGGGAAAGACCGAACCCAAACCCTCGACCATCGACAAGATGGCGGAGATGTACGGAGTAGATCCGGCAGATATTTTTTTACCAAACAAGACCACTTAAAGTGGCGAAGGGAGAGAACAATGACAGACACACGCATCGCAGTGGTTCACAAGCACCCAGGCATGGAGCCGAAGCTTGTAGTAGTAGACAACGAACTGCATGCACTGCAGACGCTGGTAGACGGCTATCTCGAAACAGCGTGCTACTTCATGGGAGCGAATGGCTCCATGTTCGCAGTCTTCTGTGACGAGGAAGGACGGATCAAGGGCAAGAAGAATAACATCTTCTATCCATACGGAATCGGATGGTGGAAGGCAATCGCCGGGGATGTGTTCATCGTCAGGATCGAGGACGAGGAGTTCGTAGACATGGACAGCGAGGATCTCGCCTACTGCTTCAGCTGGATGGAGGATCAGATGTCGATATGAACTTCAGAGACAGACTAGAGGCCTACACCATTAAGGCTGCGGAACTATATCCGGGAGAGGTGGTCTTCAACAAGACCCAGCTCGCCAGGATCTCCGGCAAGAGCAGAGGGACGCTCTACAACAACCGGAAGAGATACAACTTCAGGACATCGAAGATCTCCCTGAAGGAGTTCATAAGGATGGAGATGCTATGAGTTACGCAAGTTTAGGACACACCCAGTGTGAGAGCACAGTAGGAGATGCGAACCAGCCAGTCGAGAGGTCTATCCCGACATACGCAGAATCCATCCGCAAGATCTACACGAAGGAGCTGTATGAACGGACATACATGCACACCGATGACGATCTGGAAGAAGCCCGGAAGTATATGGAGATCCAGATCGACCAGGCAAAAGATCCGGACACGATCAAGCTGCTCTGCACGATCAGAGCATGCATTCTAGAAGAACTGAGAAGGAGAATCCGCACATGAAAGACTTCATCATCGTAGCAAGAGAGATCTCAGCCAGGGAATGGCTGGAGGGGATCGCATTATTCGGACTCGGAGCAGTATTGCTGATAGCAGCACTGCTTATCGCATAAGCAAAGGAGAAGACACATGTCAGAGAACACAATGAACATCAAGCAGAAACTCGTGGCGATCCAGAACGAGCTGAAGGCACCGAAGGGCAGGAAGAACACCTTCGGCGGGTACAAGTACAGATCCTGCGAGGACATCATGGAAGCAGTGAAGCCACTGCTGGCAAAGTACAGAGTCATGCTCACAGTCAGAGACGAGGTCGAGCATATCGGAGACCGGTACTACATCAAGGCGATCGCATACATCGAGGACATCGACTCGGACGGCTTCTACAGTGTGGGAGCATTCGCCAGGGAAGACGATCAGAAGAAGGGCATGGATGCAGCACAGGTCACCGGATCATCCAGCTCCTACGCGAGGAAGTACGCGCTGAACGGACTGTTCTTGATCGACGATACCAAGGACGCTGACACAGACGAGTTTCAGCGGGAGAACGCGGGGAGAATGGCTGAAGGCAACAAGTTACCCGCCGAACACAAAGAGGCCAAGAAGGGCCATTTTTGCGAGGTATGCGGGAAACCAGTGAGCGAGGAGTTCGCGGAGAGATCCAAGCAGGCAAACGGCGGGCACGTTTATTGTTCCGGCAAATGTCGGGATATGCGCCCAATAGATGCAGACGGAGGAGATATCAATGCTTAACAACATCACAGTGCAGGGACGCTTAACAAAAGATCCGGAGCTCAAGACAACTCCGGGAGGACACAATGTGACGAGCTTCACAGTAGCTTGTCAGAGAAACTATCAGACCAATGGCGAACGAGTCACGGACTTCATTGACTGCGTAGCCTGGAGGAACACAGCGGAGCGGATCTGCAAGTACTGGCGCAAGGGGCAGGAGATCGTAGTGGTCGGAAGCCTTGAGTCCAGGAAGTACACCGACAGATCCGGCAACAACCGGACAGCCTGGGAGGTGAAGGTGCAGGAGGCATACTTCACGAACAGAGAACGCCAGGAGGCGCAGGAGTTCAACCAGACAGCACCGGAGGAGAATTGGTCACAGATCCCGGACGATGAGGACCTGCCGTTCTGAGGAGGAGAAGATGAGAGAGAGCTTCGTATTCTATAGGTCGTTCTTCGATAACATCGCAAAGTTCCACTCAGCAGAAGCGAAGGCAGAAGCATATGAGGCCATAGCAGCATATGGCCTCTACGGTGAAGAACCGGAGGGACTGTCATTCGAGGCAGATCTAATCTTCGGAATGGCTAAACCTCAGATTGATGCCAATAACAAGAGGGCAACTGATGGGAGCAAGGGTGGAGCACCTAAAGGGAACCAGAACGCCAGAAAACAACCAAAACAACCAGTGGTTGAATCTAAAACAACCAGTGGTTATGAAAAGAACAACCGCAGGTCAAATGAAAAACAACCTAATGTAAATGTAAATGTAAATGTAAATGATAATGCAAATGTAAATGTTAATGAGAATGAGAAAGGGATTGTTAAGGGGAAGGAAGAACAACCTAAACCACAAGTAACAACTCCCGCTCCAACCTCCAAAGACCCGGAGATCATGTTCACCTTCGGTGAGTTCCAGAACGTACAGCTGACAGACATGCAGCATAAGCGCCTGGTAGAGAAGTACGGAGTCCGAGAGACAGACAGATATATCGAGAAGCTGTCCTCATACATGGCCAGCACCGGGAAGAAGTACAAGAACCACCTCGCAGTGCTGACCGGATGGATGAATAAGGATTCCGTTCCGGAGATCAACATCCCTAAACCAGTAGGAGGAGATCTCATGACCAGAGCGATGCAGATGCTGGAGGAGGCAGGAGGATGAAGAGCAAGATCGAACATGTAGAGGTCTACTGGGCCGATGCGAAGATGATCAGATACAGAGACATGAGGATGTGGCTCGGAGCCAAAGAGGTCGATGACAAAGAGCAATACTATCTCACGATCCAGGACAAGGGAGTGAAGATAGACATCCCGCTCGAGAGGATCTTGCCGAAGATCCGGGAGGAGATCTATGGCGGAGATAGATGAACAGATCAATGTGGTGACATGGTGCAGGATGCAGGGCATCCGCATCATCCACATTCCGAACGAGGGAAAGAGATCCTACTACGCAGGGCGGCAGTTGGTAGCTGCAGGACTGGCGAAGGGATTTCCGGATCTGTTCATCCCGATCCCTCGCGGAGGATTCCACGGGATGGCGATCGAGATGAAGTTCGGAAAGAACACGCTGACGGAAGAACAGCGTGACTGGCTGACCTTCCTGAAGGAGCAAGGCTATGCAGTGCATGTCTCATACAGTTTTGAGAATGCACGGGAGAAGATAACACAATACATGCAGCAAGGAGAGTAACTATGGCAAACAATAAGCCTACAAACGGAGACACAATGAGAGCGAGCGCGCTGGCTCGTAAACTGAACACGATAATGACAGAGAGGAAGCTGTCGAGAGCAGCATTTGCCAGGAAGGCGGGGATCTCTGAGGCGACGCTGAGCAGGATGCTGGCAGGGAAGGCAAACCCGCATGACTCAACCCTCAGATGGATGGAGGATCAGCTGGGACTTCCGAACATGTACTTCAGCACGAACATCAAGAACCCGGTGACAGATGAAGCACAGTGCATCCTGGAGTCAAAGCCTAAGCCGAAGACCGAACCGCCAAAGCCAAAGACAGAACCGGCAACGAGACCGAAGAGGCTGATCCTGAGCTGGAAGTCAGTGTCCGGAGAAGAGGAAGAGACGGAGATCCTGGCAAACCCGACAGTATGCTTCAATGGTGAGGTCAAGGCTCCGATCAAGAACGGCAGGATCTCACTGTTCTGCGATAAGCTGATCTGGTGGACAGTAGAGGAGGTGTGAGCATGGACACATCATATGAGAGATACAAACTCGGAATTATCGATAAGCATCGCAGGGAGTACACGAAGCTCCGGGACAAATACTTCGACGAATATCAGAACTCCGGATCTAGATCCTCTGAACGCACATACCGGAAATACGATGAGCTGACAGACATATGCGGATATGCATATGCATTTGTGCAGGAGGAAGATGATGCGAAGCGCAGGCGAGTCTCCAACATAAGGACCTTTATCCAGGAACAACTCAGGCATGACAAATACACAAAGCAAGAAGTCATCGAGATGCTTGAGATGATTGCGAGGTGGTAAGCATGACACTCGGAGAGAAGATGGACAGAGCCATGGCTAATGCAGATCTGACGCTCCAGGAGTTAGCGGATGCCGTAGGAGTATATCCGCATCAGCTGAGGGAACTGTTCTACTCGGAGAAGAAGCAGAAGCAGAACGCGAGGATCTACCTGAAGCTGTGGATCTTGATGGGGAGGGCTCTGGAGGTTCCGGTCGAATACTTTGCAGACGACGACCTCGATGATGAGATCACGCAGACGCTCCTGACAGTAAAGGCAATCCGGGTCGAGAAGGAAACGAAGAGTGACACAGTGAGAGCCTGGGAGAAGCACATAGACGAGAGAAAGAAGAGGAAGTTCAAGAAATGAGCAAGAAGCTGGCAATTTTATTGAGTCAGTACTTCAGCAGGGGAGTGAACACCGGAGCGATGGCAATGTCTCTCGCATTGGTCATCTCAATGGAGAATGTGCTGCCGGAGTACATAGAAGACGAGGACACGCTGAACGAGATCTTCAAACGTATGGAAGACGATGTCCGTGAAGTATGGGGAGAGGCGACCGCACATACAACCAAAGATGAGGAGATCGCTACACTGCTGATCGGACATGCGGAGGAGATCCGTAAGAAGAGAGGACTGGAGGCACTGGAATGAGATTAATTGATGCAGATGATTTGCTGAATAAAACGGCAAACCTTGAAGCGGTAGCATTAGAGCAAGTGGCGAAATACGAACCGAGTGAAAACCCGATAGAGTGGAATAGGTGGTCGGGTATTCTGCTAGAGCGAACCGCCTTTAAATATGACTTGATGGACACGCCGACAGTAGACGCCGTGCAAGTGGTGCGATGTAAAAATTGCAAATACTATGAGGAGACTGACAGCAGAATAGGCACTTGCTTACTTACCATAAGTGGAGCGGAAGTTGATGGGTTCTGTGCGTGGGGTGAATGGAGAGGTGACGAAGATGATTAAGCCGAGGTACATAAAAGCACAAGAAGCAGAGGAGAGAATCGTCGCTCTGTGGAGAAAAGAAAAAGGAGCTTATGCCGATGCGTTCAACACGGCGATTGATGCTTGCCAGACCGTCATCCTCGATATGTACGATAAATCTTCTCGGGATATAGTGCCTGTGGTGCGGTGCAAAGATTGCAGATATTACAATGCGGAGAACCACAACTGTTTAGATGAAATGGGATATGAAAGGATTTGGAGCGAAGATGATTACTGTTCTTTTGCAGAAAGGAGAGAAGATGAGACTAATTGATGCGGATGAAGTCTATAAAGTTCTGACGGACTACTATCACCAAAGAACGGAAATTCAACACAAGGCGTTGAAAGAAGCAATAGAAAGAGTGCCGACAGTAGAAGCCGAACCGATACGGCACGGGCATTGGTTACTAGATAAACATGGAAACTGGGTATGTGAATTCTGTGGAAATGCTCCATACCATAGCGATATGTACAACATGAATTATTGTCCTAACTGCGGAGCTAGATTAACGATAGAAAGTGATAACATCACTACGCATTTAATATGGAATGAGCCGACAGTGCAGCCGGAACCGATACGGCACGGACGGTGGATTTTTAAGCCTAAAGATGCCATAGAAATGATGTTTACTTTGCCAAAATGCTCTCAATGCGGAGCAGAATCATCAGATGCTGGAAACTACTGTCCTAACTGTGGCGCGAAGATGGACGGGGGAGACGAGGAGGAAAACACATGAGACGTATAGACGCAGACAAACTGAAAGCCAGACTAAGCCAAACGCTGCTAGATGATCTCGTGCTAGCCGATGTATTGAACATAATTGAGGATCTCGAGAAAGACCCGGAAGACAGAACGAGCGAGATGCTCGACACATACGCGCGCGGATATAACGACGGCGTGAAGATGACAATCTACCTCATGCTGAAGTTTAAAGACGCGGCAACAGACCAGGAGCAAGAACATGAACGCTAAATGTTGTGACAGATGCGGGAAGTATTACCGCGATACAAAGCAGGAGGGAGAGGAGCTGATCCTCGGAACATATCTGCCGGGAAGAGACAGACCGACAGTATACGCGGCGGAGTTCGGAAAGGGTGTCCAGCCCGTGATCGAGGGACGAGATGATTTTGAAATAATCGACCTTTGTCCGATATGCTATAAGCAGTTGTACAAATGGCTGAGGAGAAATAAGAGCAGGCCGTCGCCAGCAATAGAGACACCTGAGCTAAACGGCGGATTCGTTTTTAAGTAGAGGAGGCGTGCGGTGATAACAGCGCGAGACATACAGACATATCTGAGTCGGGCATACTATCTCAGCAAGACAGTGAGATCTTACCAGGACGAGATAGCGATGCTCAGAGCGAAGGCGATGAAACAGACTCCGACCTGGAGCGATACTCCAAGCGGAGGACATACGGCATCATCACCGCAGGCGGTATATATCGAGAAGCTGCTGCTGAAGCAGGACAAGCTATATGCAGTAGCTTCGACACTGCTCGAGACAGAAGACGAGATCCGTGATCTGATCGGCATCCTGAAGGACGAGAGAGCCAGAGCGATCCTCGAAGACTACCACGTATTCCGGATGTCAATCGAGAAGATCTCCGACAAGTACAGTTATTCCGAGCGGAGGATCTATCAGATCCGGAAGCAGGCGTATGTAGATCTGGCGAAGAAGGTCAATGCAGATCCAGAGCTCTCGAAAAAGATTTCAGTATATTTCAGTGAGTAGTGTGGTATAGTTCTAGAATAGAGAAGGACCAGAGCAGAGAAGGCTCCGGTCTTTTTCTATGCGCCTGCAAAGATACACGGGCGAGCCGGACGATAAGAGCCGGAGTGGTGGGAGCGGGGACAACATGGCTAAAGAGTATGCGAAAGGATTCTATGGCAGCCGTGCCTGGAAGAATTGCCGGGCAGCATACAGAGCATATCGAGGAGGACTGTGTGAGAGATGCCTGGCTAAAGGTCTGTACAATGCCGGAGTGATAGTGCATCACAAGACGTACATAGATCCGGAGAACGTAACAGACCCGCAGATCCTGCTGGACTGGAACAATCTAGAGCTTCTGTGCCGTGCATGTCACGATGCAGAGCATGAGGTGCAGATGCATAGGCATACCTACCAGCAGAAGCACAGATTCGGCACGAATGCACGACGATGGACAGTGGATTCCGATGGGAATATAGCCCCCATAAGCGGAAAATAAACGCCTAAGGGACCACCGATGAGGAGGGAACTCTTCCTTAGCACATCGCGAGAGATACGAGGACATATGCCAAGAAAGACGGACAAGACAGCAGACAATTGGATATACGCGTATTACCAGGGAATTACAGACGGATCTATCTGTGTAGGCAAATATATCCGGGCTCTGTATACGTACATCATCGAAGGACTCCAGAAAAAGGAGTTCTTTTTTGATGGGAAGAAGGCGAGCGCAGCTGTCGAGTGGATCGAGTCGCACTGTTTTCATACAGAAGGCGATCTCGCGCCTTCTCCTCTGACTCTTGAGCTATGGCAGAAGGCGATGATCTCCTGCATCTTCGGCATTGTTGACGCTGATGGCTTCAGGCAGTTCCGTGAGGTGTTCCTACTGGTCGCCAGGAAGAACGGCAAGAGCAAAACTGCGAGCAGCATATGCGATTATGCCTGGCGCGAGTCCGGATTCGGCACGAGGATCTACTGCATCGCTCCGAAACTCGATCAGGCTGACATCATCTATAACGATGTATGGCAGATGGTCCTGCTAGATCCGGAGTATCAGCAACTCAAGGAAATGCTCTCCGAGAAGGATGAGCACAACAAGAAGATCTATGATGACGGAATGCTTCCGAGGCATAGACAGACAGACCTGTCAATCCCTGCGACGAACAGCACAGTCAAGAAGATAGCGTTCGCATCAAAGAGATCCGACGGATTCAATCCATCAGTGACTA